TGCACCAAGACCATTGAGACCACCAGTCGTTCGTTTTTTAGAATCATCATAATTACTTGAACTTAAAAGATTCCCAAAAATTAACTCTGGAACATAAATATTGTGTTCTTTATGAATCTGAATTGGAATACCAGAACCATCATTTGATACTGAAATTGTATTTCCTTCAAAATTTACTTTAATATTTTTTACTAATTTACTACGTTGACATTCGTCCGATGCGTTAGTAATAATTTCATCGAAAATTTTATATATACCTGGATTCCATGTTACAAATTTATTAATAATTTTTTCTCCTTTTGTATCTAAAACCCATTGTTCAGAAGTTACAGTTGCAATATCTCCCACATACATTCCAGGACGCGCAAGTACATGTTCAATTTGAGTAAATTTTTTGTACCGATTTTCAATAGAGTCATCGGTACTCCCATTACTTCCGTTACTTATGTTACTTACGTTACTTCCATTACTTCCGGTTTCCTTTTTACCAGGCATAATTATGAATGAAACTAGTATAGTATCGTCGTATTTTTTAAGTAGTTATTTTTTTTGTAAAAAAAAAAAGTATTATATATATAAAATGTACATAATAATAATAATTGTTATATTATTAGTAATATCTTTTATTCTTTCAATAATTCATATTATTAATCCTAAACATAAATCTGGAAAAAGTCCGAGTCCGAGTCCCTCTCCGAGTCCATCTCCGAGTCCCAGTCCTAGTCCGAGTCCTAGTCCAAGTCCTAGTCCGAGTCCTAGTCCTAGTCCAAGTCCCAGTCCGTCACCTTCCCCTAGTCCCAGTCCCAGTCCTTCCCCGAGTCCCAGTCCTAGTCCGAGTCCCAGTCCAAGTCCAAGTCCACCTGATCCATCTGGTAAAATTGATACACGTATAAAATGGGGAATTGCACCAGCAATAAATTTAAAATATGGAAACAAAACAATTCAACTAAAACAAATTATAAAGGATATAGATATATTTTGGGATTGGCAATCTCAATATAATGATTTTTTAAATCCTAGTAGTACAACAAAACTATATGATATATCATATAAAGATGCATTAAAGAATGGTGAGAATCTTAATGTTTTAGGAAAATATATACCTATGCAATGGGGAACAGATTCTATAAATCCAACTAATCCAAATAATCATCCTTCATTAACTAAGATATTAAATTATCTTAATGCTGTTAGTAAACAATCAAATGTTAATAATATTACTAAATATGTATTCAGTTGGAATGAACCTGACATGACAGGAACTGTTTTACCCGGTTCAGCAACTGGTTTGTTTGATGAAGCCGCATCATCTTCTGGATTTTGGACTAGTAATCCATTTGTTTATGGTAATTATAATGATAAAGATATTACTAATAAAAATCAAATTGATTATATAAAAACAACATTTCCCAATCTGTTAAATATATTATCTGATGAATTAACACAATATAAAAAAATAATTCCAACGTTACGAGTTACTACACCTGTCACAGCAAATGGACCAATTATCGATGAAAAACATAAATGTGTTTCTATGAAACCAAAAATAACAGGTGCTACGGTATGTAAACAAAAAACTAACGATCATAATATATATCAACCATGTGGTGCAATATTCAGTGCAACAACTAATTCAAGACAGCAATGCGCTAATAGTTGTGGAGTAGAAAGTACTGATACAATGTGTAATGGTTTTCCACTTGTAAATAATAAAAACCATCCATTAGCATGGAACAGTGCAAAAAATTGTGTAAATCAATGTGCAACAGAAAGTGATCCTAAACAGGAATGCCGATGTAATGGTTGGTTAGATTTACTTAAACATTCTAATCCAAAATCAACTTATTGGGATAAAGTTGATATTATTAATATTCATGGTTATCATTATGATGCTCATATGATTAAACTAAGAATATTATTGACAATGGTAGTTTTTAAAGATGATATTAATCTTGGTAAAAAAATATGGTTAACTGAAACAGCATGTATTTATAAATCAGACAATGATAAATGTAATGATAATAATAATAAATCAATAGGTGTAATTAAAAACAAAAAATATGTAAATGATTTATTCTGGTACTCTACTACAGGAAATACAGCTTTAATACAATCTTGTGCAGGTGATATTATAGATAGTTTAAAAGGTCTTGGTGTAACTGATATAAATCTAGATACTTATTTACCAGGACTTAGAACAAATACAACATTTACATTTAATAATAAACATGGTTCATGGTATGACCATGGGTTTGAAGCAGTTACATTTTTTTCTGCATGTATACCTGCATGGAATGAAAACTGTTATCAAACTGGAATAAAAACTTCTATGAAATGTGATTCCAGAATATTTGATAAGGATGGTAAAGTAAATGATATATGGCATGCATTAAAATCACCACCTTCCAATTAAGTTAATTTATAAAAAAAAAAGTATTAAATATATATATATATATAATGTACATAATAATAATAATTGTTATATTATTAGTAATATCTTTTATTCTTTCAATAATTCACATTATTAATCCTAAACATAAAACTGAAACTGGTCATGGTCCCAGTCCCAGTCCCAGTCCAAGTCCCAGTCCAAGTCCTAGTCCGAGTCCAAGTCCCAGTCCTAGTCCGAGTCCTAGTCCGAGTCCTAGTCCAAGTCCCTCTCCGAGTCCAAGTCCCTCTCCGAGTCCGTCTCCGAGTCCAAGTCCCTCCCCAAGTCCGTCTCCGAGTCCAAGTCCCAGTCCTTCCACAAGTCCAAGTCCCCCTAGTCCAGATATAAAATCATTATTTAAAGATGTTAAAAACTTTTGCTCTCTAAGTTCACAAGGGGGGGAAAATGGATTAGATTTAGAAGGTAATTTAATACTAAATGGTAGTAAAATAAAAAATGGATTAACAGATAATGATTTAAATACTTATAAATTAAGATCAGAAATAAAAAATATAAATCAAGATTGGTATAAGTATTGTAATTCATTAATTGATTATATACATTTGAATAATATTATAAGCGATGATGTATTATTAGTAGAAAATAAAAAAGTTGTTATTCATACACCATTTAATGCAAAAGGAATAGTTGTAAGAAGAAATGGCACAGTTTTAATATGCCCAGGAGATAATGGTAATTTAATGATAGAATTTGTAACAGTTGAATCTGGAGGTTTACTTCAAGCAGGAACAAATGAACATAGAATATTATTTAATAAACCATTAAATATATATCTAAAGACTAATAAAGATGGTTATGAAAATACACCAGTTCCTTGTTCGGAGTGGCCATATTATTTATTAGTTCCAGGTTCACAAAAAACTGATGAATGTTATTCAGATTCAAAAAATACAAAATTTCCTAGTTGTATAACAAATACTACTACACCTAAAAGTATTTCAGTATTACTAAATGGAACTATAAAATTTTATGGAGAAATGCCTATGGTAAAAATCCCTTATATTGAATCTTATATATCATATAAAAATAATAATAAATTAATGAATAAAATAGATAATAATTTATCAACTACTAATTTATATATAAATAATAAACAAGATTTATTTAATGAATTATCAGATAATTTTTATCCTACTTGGTTAGATATTCAAAATATAAATGATAATAAAATTACGGTTAATATACCTAATAACTTAAATTTAAATTGGCCAACGGGAAAAAATATTAAAGTTGTTATTTCATCTGCTACTAAAAATTGGAATTTTAAAAATTCTTCAAATCAACTTATTCAAGCAAATAAAAAACTCGAACAAAATACTATTTATTATAATAAACCCCAAAATATACCTATTTATATAGAAGAAAATGATACAGATAAATATAATAAAAATGACAATTCAGACAATTTAGACAATTCAGACAATTTAGACACAGTAAATGGCGGTTGTGAAGTAGGAAGTATAAAATCTATATATAAAAAAAATGGAACTACAATAATAGAATTAAATAATAGTTTAAAATTAAAACACTATTTTGGAATTTCTAAATTTTTATCTGGTAATGATAATATTGAGATTTATACAAATTTACATATTGGACTACTTACAAGAGCAATTAAAATTCAAGGATATGATTCAAATATATCAAATACAAAAATAGGTAAAGGATGTAATAATATAGATACTGATAATCATCCAATGGGCAAAATGAACATGTTTGGAAATAAATCTAATATGAAAAAAATGAAATCAGGTAATTTAATTGGTCCAGGAGGATTTATTAAATCAGATAGGTGGCCTCATGAAAATAATTCTTTTTTCAAACAATTTGGCAAAAATAAATTAGGACAATTATTTTCTCCGACATTAGAATTGAAAGAATCTATATTTAAAAAATATAATGACGATGATTCATCAAAAAATGTAGCTGATGTAAATTCAATTGCAGAACCTAAAGGTACTAATATTTGGGGTAATCAAGGTAAAACTGGGTGTGATAGTATTTTAGGAGGATCAATAAAAGTTCAATATGGTTCATCATTTCGATTTGATGGAGTAGAACTATATAAAATGGGTATAGCAGGTAATTTTGGAACATTAGGGCAATATTCATTACATTTTCATGTTGCAGGTTGGGGACCTAAATGGACAGATTATACAGAAAAAGGAGTTTTAAGAGAACTAACATTTACAAATTCATGTAATTGGAGAAGTTATGCACGGTGGTGTGTATTGCATGGTACTAATTTTGCTAATATTTCTAATAATGTATTTTTTATTTCTGCAGGGCAAGGAATATTTTTTGAAGATGGTGTAGAAAATTGTAATATCATTGATCATAATTTATGTTTATATGCAACAAATACATCTAAGTATAATAATAACTTAGAAGAATTAAATAATGACAGTGGTATAATTGGTAATGGAGGATTTGATAATGTTACTCCTGCATCTATATGGTTAACAAATACTTCAAATTGTATATCTAGAAATGTTTTTGCGTGTAATCCAGGGTATTCACTTGCAATTTGGATTATTGGAAATGCATATTGGAATAAACAAGGACCATCAAATTTAGCAACTGGATATAAAAATAATGATATAATTCTACCTGGAGTTTGTGGTGGTAATTCATTGGTAAATACAACTCAAAGAAGAGGATTAATTGTTAATGATGAAATTAGAAAGTACTGCTCCAATAATAGTATGACTAATAGTTTAGATATAACATATAATATTAAAAATTTTACATCTGGAGAAATTCAATACTATATGTTTATAGCAGAAAATAAAGTATATAATGTTGGAGGTTTTATATTAGAAACTAATGTAGAAAGTCCATATATACCAAATGTACTCGATGGTTCATTTATACAGTTCTCTGAAAATTTATCATGTGATAATTGTTATGATGCAAGTTCATTTTATTTACCAGCAAATGGAGAATTAACTTATTCATTAAGTCAAAATAGTATTACTGGTAATTATTCTAGTATTGCTAATAATACTCCTAATAATCAATTTAATAGATATAGAATAACAATTCAAAATTTAGTATGGAATATTCTAGGTCCATTTTCATATTTGGAACCTATAAGTAATCCAGGAGGGGGATTATGGTGGAGACAAAATGGATCATCAATGTCTATAAATGAATGTATATTAGGTTCTGATTTATATTCAACAACTGGTAATTCTGCTTATGATTTAAATGTTCAAAATAAATGGCCTGGATTTGTCTATAGTAATATTATTACAAATGGAGTATTAAATGGAAAATTGGGAGAAATAATATTTTTTGGTAGAAATAATATATTTGGAAATTATGTATGTAATAAAGTATCTGACAATATATCTTTTATAAAAAATTCTAATAATCAAAATGTACAATGTATGATAAATGCAGATATATATGGATCCAAAAGTGAAAATGATATATTTCATTGTGAATTTTTACTAACTTTAACTGAAAATCAAAAAAATCGTTTAAATAATCCAACTTTAAAACAATTAAATACTTCTACTGTAACAAAAAATGGTAATTGTGATAACATAATTACTAGTCCGATATTATTAAATATTGATGATTTTAAAAGAATAAATACAATTATGTGTAATAATTTTGCATTAAATTAATATAAATTCGTTTAAAAATTTAAGAACATAATATATATTTATTATAAAATAATTCATAAGAGAATATCTCCTCATAGCTCAGTCGGCAGAGCGAAGGACTGTAAATGGAAACAGCAGAAATCCTTCGGTCCCTGGTTCGAGTCCAGGTGGGGAGAATTCTCTTATGAATTATTACAAAATATAATAAACTATAGAATGTTTATTAATAAAAACATAGGTAAATATGCAACCAATGAACATTAATATCACAAATTCAAAAGAAACTTCTGAAACAGATGATTATTCTGAATTTGAAAAGTATATTATCAAAAATAATATACAATTAAGCAAAGAAAATAAAGAATTACGCATACAAATTACAGATTTAGAAAAACAAAATAGTGAACATGAATCCGAAAATGATAAATATGATGAAAGAATTCGTTACATGCGAGGTTTAATGCACAATCTTTATTCTCTTAAAGAAATGAGTATATCAGTTAAAAATAATTGGGAAGAATATGTTAAAAAATCTAATAAGTTATTTCTTAAGTATAATAAAATTGATGGAAACAATGGACTAATTAATAAAATTATAGCAATTTATATTGTAAATTTGGTCATAATTTTACTAATTGATGTATTATTTAATGATAATTATATTATTCTTATTAAAATGATTATTTATAATTCTGCTACTATTGGTTTATTTTCAACAAGTTATAAAAAATATATTATCAATGATAATTTATATAAAGTTTACTGGTGTCAAAATAGTAAAAAAATTATAATTAAATACAATGAAGAATACTATAATCTCAAAAAACTTCAAGATGATTTAGAGAATCAGACTAAAGAAAAAATGAAAGAAATTAATGAACTCGAAAAAGCATGTGTTGGTGTATCTGTAATGATTGATAATGTATAAAGAAAATATATAAATAATTTACAATGTAAAGATTGTTAAATATTGACAAATGGTAATGTCATGAAAAATAATAACATTATAATAACTAACAAAATTAACCATATTTGACTAGAATTATTGTTATTTTTATGATGTTTTTTATAAACTGGACAGGGTTTACAAATTTGACATGTTTTTCCTGTTTGTGGTGCGGGTAGTCCCATTGATTTATTATAATTATTTTGAAAAAATGAAGCAATTTGTCCTATTCTTTCACCATACGCATTTGCATCTTCATTTATATACTTATTTGTAAATGTTGGATTATTTGCTTTATCTTTTGTAACTATTCCTAAAATTCCTTGTGCTGTGTGCCATGAACCACTACCTGGTTTTCCAAGTGTAGATCTAGATGCACCACCAGTTACTATATTTGCACCAAATGTTTGCATTAAACGAGATAATGAATTTAGTACTAACTGACCACCTGTGCCTGAATCAGCAGCAGTGGCAAATTGCCCTGCTACTTTTGATGCTAAGAATGATGATTTAAATCCAGCACCAGCAAAATTATCAAAAAATTCCGTTAAAGTTGGTTCAATATTACCATTGTAAACGCCAGAACCAATTATAAGACCACTTGAGTTTGTGATTGTAGTAATTAAATTATCTTCCTCTTGTGAATCCTGAAAGTTTATATCTATTGGACCAACAACATTCATACCAGATTTTTTAACACCTGCAGCAATATAACTAGCAATAATACTATTTGCTTCTCTATTTGTGGCACCTGCATAAATTATTACAATGTATGGATTATTTGACATTCTTTTATTATATATATATATAAAATATTAATTTTTATTTCAAATTAGAAGAATATTTTACAATACCTCCATTTGAATTATTATCCCATATTACATTTGATATATCAATAATTGGAATGTTGGAATCTGCAGATAATATTTTATCATTTCCCCACCCTTTACCCATAGTTCCACCATTTGCCCACATAAATGTAGCAGCATTTTTAATAGTTTCTGCATATTTATATTCCAATTCCCAATTAGCGCGTAAAGGAGAGCAAAAATTTTTACAATTTTGTATTAAAATAACTTCATTTATACCACTCCAGTCATAATTTCCTCCATTATAAGGATGTCCAGATGCAGATAAAATTGATTTTTTTGATAAATACATTTTTGAATGATTTCTTTGTGATTTTTCATCTTTGCATGGACCACAATTACTAGGATCACACTTATCAATACTACATGAACTTGCAGTTGTATCACAACAAGTTTGTTTAAAACATCCATTAGAACAATCTAATTTAGTTTGTACTCCTCCTTGAGATAATTTGTTTGTAATTTGTTTTTTTTGTGCTAAATATAATTTATAATTAAACTGATTATTATTTTTTTTAGCAATATCTTGAAATATATTAAATTGACCAACAGCAGGTACATCATTTGTACCCGGTGACAAATTTTTCCATTGTCCTGCTATAACAGATAATTTAGTATCTTTTTCTGATAAAAAATCTATAATATTTTGAACATGATTACCATCGGTTGAACTATACCAGTTTCCGGCATTCCAACCATCTAAACTTAAATTTCCATCACTTACGCTATATTGATTCGTTGTTAATTTACCACTCCAGGGATTTGATATAGTTGACCACCCAGAAGTACCACCTCCAGAACTACCACAATTAAATAAACAACCTCCAATCGGTCCAGCATCTAGAAATGATGAATACATTTGTACATATACATCTTTATCATCTACTTCTAAACCTGCATCTTTCCAAAACTTATACATTAAACCACCTAACCATAAACAACCTGGTGCCCATTTAATCGCTGCTGAACAATCATAGTCTTTATTATTATATTTATAACAAGAACCATTTGGAACACTATTACTATTACTATCATTCGAAAAACATGCTTTATCAATATAGTCTGTTTCTGATAAAGATGTACATGAATCAGAGAATTTTTCTATTTTATCAAATTTACAATTTATAGGCAAAGTTCCCTTTAAAACTTTACTATTATCATGTGGTATTGGTACATTTTTAAATATTGGTGTGTTAGGATAAATAAATTTTGCAGTATTACTATAACAATTTACAAGTGGCCACATTTTACCAAATTTATTAGTTGGTAGACTATTGGATTCATAATCACCATCATATATTTTTCTATCTAACATACTAGATATTTTGCCTTCCCATGGTGTTGGGTTTGGTAATGATCCATCTATACTTGCAGGAGGAGGTGAAAATCCTAAATATACATTAACATTACTATCTGCACTTATCCAAATATCAGAATTAGGTTCATTATCTATTTGTTGATGAACTATACCATACATTTGATATCTTGTAGTATAATCTGGATGTAATATAACTTTATTACTAGTATCTTTATATTCATTATTTATGTATTTATACAATAATGCGAATAATGGAGAATTACCTGGTTCAGTAAAATTTTTTGGAGGATTAATTGGTATTGGATTGTGAGTAGTCATTGTAGTCAACCAATAGTAATTAAAAATAAAGTCTGATTGGATTGCTGGCGATGTTAAATTACCTGTTAGTACTATTCCAGATTCTTTTTGACCTACATCTAATTTATCTCCATATACACTAAAATTAAAAGATCCTTTAAATATAGATCCTACATTATTTTTATAACTATAAAAACTTATCATATGTCTATGATCATGCATAACATCCCATCTACTAGTACCATTTCCTTTAGGAGCTGAAGGTCTATCAATAATGTATAAATTTTTAGGTAAGTTAGAAGTTGATAATCCTAATCCTCTCAAAATAGCATTTGCGTCTGCACAATAATTTGCATTTCCAATAGTACCTAAACAACTATATGGCCATACTGGGGAACTGTCACATTGATTACCGCAATCATCATTTATATTACTACGTCTACCATAAATTGAATTTCCACTAACCTCCCATCTATCAACAACTATTATTACATTTAAACCATTATTCATTTTTGTTATTATGTTAGTAATTGTGTCCTGTTTAGCAGAAATAAAATCACCATTAATCATTAAAATATCACCTGATTCTGTACTGGATAGTGTATTATTAAACCAATCAAATATAGAGTTAATAGTTTTACCAGGTCCATTTTCTAATACATCATCTGGTATTGTTGAAAAATCATATTGATATGTAACATAATGACATAATAATTTATTTTCAGCACTTTTTGGTAATGAATTAAATATATTTATTGAATCATATGGTGATTTTGAACTTTGTATTATTTTTTTTATATTATTAGAGTCAATTGTTACTAATTGATTTTTATCTAAAGGACCTGGACTTGGTGATGGACCTGGTGATGGTGATGGACCTGGTGATGGTGATGGACCTGGTGATGGTGATGGACCTGGTGATGGTGATGGACCTGGTGATGGTGATGGACTTGGTGATGGTGATGGATTTTGTGATAAATTAGTAAATAATAAATTAAAAAGAATTATAATAGTAAATATAATTATAAAAATTATTATATAAAACAAGAAATATTTATTATTTTTTAAAATCATTATATTAATTAAAAAAGAAAAAAAAAAAATTAATTTATATAATGATTTTAAATAATTTATTTATTTTAATATTATACTTAATAATTTCAATTTTTACATTATATTATATATATACAAAAATTAATATTATAAAATCAGTTAATTTAATTAGTTTTATTTTTGTTCAAATAATTTTATCAATTATAATAATATTAATTTCTAAAAAAAATTACTGTAGTAATCGTAATACAATACAACACACAAGTCCATCACCATCACCAAGTCCATCACCATCACCAGGTCCATCACCAAGTCCAGGTCCATTACCTTCATCTAAAACTATAAAAGTTCCTGAAGATTTTACTGATAAATATGATCAAATTGATGTGAATAATTATATAATGGGATTATATCCTTTAATGTCAAGTTATCATAAAGATTATTGGAAAACATTAGATTTTATTTGGACAGGTAATTGTTCATTTGAAGAAGATGAAAATTTATATATAGTAAATACTGATAGTTTTAATTTAACAAAATCACCTAATATTATAAAAAAAATACTTTTATCATTTAGAAATTATGCTAAAAAATCTTTAAATGACGTAGAATGGTTAAAAATATATAATAATTTTAATTCATTTTCAATTAGTGAATCGGCGAATATATCAAAAGTTAACTGGAATTCTAGTTTTGGTATGATACCACCATTAAATGAATTTAATTTGTATACTGTAGCTTTATGTGCTCAATCATCACCTATGAAAATTAATGGTATATCTATTAATAGATATAAATTAGGGCATGATAGATTTAATTCAGAAAGTTATAGTGTTAATAATACTGGAAATTATATTATACAATCAAATGTAATAGATAATGTTGATAAAATTAAAATAATAGATGGTTTTAAAAATAATTCTTTTATTGAAATAATACATTGTAGTACTTCTGAAGATATTAATAATAATTTAAATAAAAGTGAAGCTTGTAACTTTTTAGCATCTAAATGTGCTAGTAGTAATTCAAAAATTGGTAACGGTAAATGGTTATATTATGCAAGAGGTAGTGGATTATGGACAAATATAGGAAAAACTATAGTCTTTAGAAATAAAATACACGCAATCATTGAAATTGTAAATACTTGGGATGGTAAAGATCACAGAACAGGTAAATATGTTAAAAATTATAAAGGGCAATTAATTGGAAAGTATGATTTTACAAAATTAGAATCATGGATTGATTTTATATCAAATAAATCAATTAATGGTATAACACCAAGTAATGTATTAAATGCTATACTATCAATTTTATGTCCAACACAGACACAATATAAAACTTATCCAAGTATGACAACATCAGATGCTAATTATAAAAATCAATTTGAAACTTTATTTGGTAAAAATATTATACATGGAAGTGGAATAGGGAGTAATCCACCAAATAGTGATGATAAACAATATTGGGTAGGTTTAAGAACTCCTAATTCTGGTATTGGATGGGAGAGATCAGCAAAAATTCTTAATGCAGGTAGTTACTGTTCTCAAGGAGGATGGAGTGGATTGTGGTCAATGAATGGTCCAGGTGATAGTCAAGGCGGAGGAACTATTTTTTCATGGACAGTTTTACAAATCATGGTTCCAGATCAATTTCAAAATAATGATGTCAACTGTTGTGCATGGATATTATTTGTAAGTTGTAATGGATATGATTTTACAACTAATCCAAATAATTATACATGGAATGGCACAAATGCAGCAAAAAATTTTGCAAATGGTTGGTTAAACGGTAAATTAAATAACAAAGGGCATAAAACAGCAACTGAAAAAGAATCAAATTATCTAAATTTACTTTGTTCAAATATGGGTAATACTGGTCAAGATATGGATGATGTGATTATATCATTTGCTAATTTTTATAAACTAGATACCGTTCAATTGTCTTGTAGTAGTATAAATTTTAATATAATTGCATTCGAAATACTATCATTTACTGGTACAAATAATGATTTAACAAGTGATGAATGGAGTTGTGATAATATGATATCTTCAGAAAAAATGAGTAAATGTACTGATAGTAGTGGTAATAATTATTGGTTAGGCGGATTAAATACAAATTACTATTTAAAAGACCCAAATTCTAATAAAATTATTAATTGTAAAGCAAAAAAAAATAAATCAGGAGAAGGATATTATATTAATTGTGATAACAATAAATATAATATTAATTATGCAGAAAATGGTTATTCGTATCCTATGAGTAAAAATTCTAAATTAATTAAATCTTGTTCTACACCCCCAAGTCCTTCTCCGTCACCCCCAAGTCCTTCTCCGTCACCTCATGGTCCAGGATTATGTAATCAAAATCCATTAGGTACATGGTCAAGTAGTTGTGATAATTCTATAATACATCAATTAAATAAAAGTACATGTGAATTGACTGCTAATTGTAAACCAAATGATCAACAATCTTCAACAAACTTTACTTTAGGAAAAGGAAATGATAGTCAATTTACTTGGATAAGAAATATTAATGGTAAATTATGTAATGATCCCAGTAAAACTGGTACATGTATTTCTACTATTTAGTATTATTTTATATTTATAGCATAATTACAAAATACATGTAGATTCTAAAAATATAATGTATAATTTTTATCTTTTCTTATAGAATTTCCATATAAAGCATTATAATAGTCACTAATTATATACAATTGACATTCTAATTGTTTTATAGGACACTCTGAATATTCATTTTTATATCTTAAATGCATTGCTGCATATCCATTTTTTTTAGGTTCAGATATATAATTTTTTGTATATAGTAATGTTTTTTCCAATTTAACATGATGATAAAACTTTAAAAGATCTTCTTTTGTATAAAATACAAATCTAAACCCAATTAAATCATAAAGGTCATATACATTTTCTGTATTTACGCGTTTCATTTTTTGTAATGAACTTTCAAATGATTTTACTCTTGCAGTTTGTAAATGACAAGGCAATCTGTATGTATCTAAAATTTGATTAAATATTTTTTGTTCTGAATTAATTATGAAATTAGCATTTGTTACAAAACTTGATACTATAATTATATTATTAATTATTGTTGTAAAAAATAGTAAAGATTTATAAAATGATACCATATACGTTATAAATTACAATAATATTTTATTTACATTTTAAATAAATGAACAAAGAACAAGAAAAAAATAAAAAATCTGTTCTTGTAACAGGTGGGTCTGGTTTTATTGCATCACATTTAGTTGATCGCTTAATAAAAACCGGATATTTTGTTGTTAATATTGACAAATTAGATTATTGTTCATATGACAATACAAAGAATATTAATAATTGCTATAAATTTATTCATGGAAATATTGCAAATAAAGAACTAATTACCTTTATTTTAAATGAATACTCTATTGAAAGTGTTTTTCATCTTGCAGCACAAACACATGTAGATAATTCATTTTATAATTCCATCCAATTTACGTATGATAATATTGTAGGAACACATAATTTATTAGAATGTGTTAGAGAATATAATCAAAAACAAAAAGAAAATAATTATAAGTCTATAACAAAATTTATTCATATGTCAACTGATGAAGTATATGGTGAAGTAAAATCAGGTGAACCAGAATGTACCGAAAATAGTTTACTAAAACCAACTAATCCTTACTCTGCAACAAAAGCAAGTGCAGAACTATTAGCAAGTTCATATTATCATTCATTTAAATTACCTATTGTAGTTATTCGTTGTAATAATGTATTTGGTCCACGTCAATATCCTGAAAAAGTAATTCCTGCATTTATATATAATTTGCTAAATGGTGATAAGTGTTATATTCATGGTGAAGGAAAAACTGAAAGACATTTTATATATGTAGAAAATGTTATTGATGCTATACTAACTATTTATGATAAAGGAAACGTAAATGAAATTTACAATATCGCAAATACAGAATGCTACAAAGTAATTGACTTAGCAAAATTATTAATTAAAAAATTACATAATAGTGATAAATTTGAAGACTATGTTGAATATATTCCTGATAGAAATTTCAATGATTTTAGATATTTGATAAATAGTGAAAAATTAGAAAAATTAGGATGGATTCCAAAAATTAATTTTGAAGAAGGAATTAAAAGAACTATTCAAAGTTTTAAAAATTTACAAAAAAAATAAAAAAATAAATTATAATAGTAATTTGTGTTAAAAAAAATAAATTATAATAGTAATTTGTGTTAAAAAAATAAATTATAATAGTAATTTGTGTTAAAAAATAAATAATTATTAAATATATTAAATTATAAATGTTAGAATTTTATGAGTTCAATACGTTGAATATTATAGTAGTGTTAGTTAGTACATTTATAATTTATTATATTATGTCAAATTATTTGGTGAATAAAAGTAAAGATAAAAAAAATAAAAGTAGTCAATTTAGTTTAGAATATTTAATAATTTCAGTAATTATTGCAGTTTGTATTAGTTTAATTGTTGCATATGTAATGTCTAGTGGAGATGAAAGTGTACTTACAGATAATTTTTGGGATCCAATTAAAGAACCACAAATAGTAGAATAATTAGTAAACAATTATGAATAATTAGTAAACAATTATGAATAGTGAATTATGAATAGTGAATTATGAATAATCGATATTAAAAATTTTTCGTTATTAATTATAGAAAGAAAATAATTTAATAATTTAAGGACTTTAAAGTCATTATGAGTCTTCAAATTAGTAAATTTAATCCTAAACAAATTGAAGAAAGACGTGTAAATGGTGCTGGGCCTGCTACATGTGTATTTATAGGTAAACGAGGTACAGGTAAAAGTACTTTAGTTGCTGATATATTATATCATTGTAAGAAAATTCCTATGGGTGTTGCAATTTCAGCAACTGAAGACGGTAATGCGTTTTATTCTTCCCATATTCCTGATATATTCATTCATAGTGAATATAAACCTGATGTTATACAACAAATTATAACTCGTCAAAAAAAAGCAATTTCAAAAAATCCAGGTAAAAAAGATCCTACAAATGATGCATTTGTTTTACTTGATGATTGTATGTATGATAAAAGAATGATTAAAGATCCTAATATTCGCGGTATATTTATGAATGGTCGTCATTGGAGAATAACATTTATGTTAACAATGCAATATTGTATGGACCTTCCACCCGATTTGCGTACAAATATTGATTTTGTATTTGTTCTTCGTGAAAATATTATACAAAATCAGGATAAATTATTTAAAAATTTTTTTGGAATATTTCCTCATGTTGATACTTTTAGAGAAGTTATGAATTCATGTACTGAAGGATTTGATTGTTTAGTTTTAGATAATACTTCTAGAAGTAATAAGATAAATGATTGTATATATTGGTATCGCGCAAAACCAAACAGAAAATTTAAAATTGGATCAAAAGAATTATGGAATTATCACAAAAATAATTATAATGAAAAACATGCAATAGAAGAAGAACAAATTGATTTAAATAAAACTAAAAAAAAACCTGGAATTGCTGTTAAAAAAGTTAAAAAAATTAATATTAAAAAATAAATAAAAAAAAATAAATATTATTAATGAACCAAAAAAAAAGTATAGCAATTTTATTAATTTTATTATTTTTAATAATATCTATTAGTATTTTTTGTTGTATAAAATTCAAAGTAGATAACTTTTTAGAAATGAATTGTTATGCTGAGCAAAATAAACATTATCAACCAGAAGAATTATTATATAAATCTAAATGTCCAAACCTAGTAATACTTAAAAAATATAAAAATGGATATCCTTTATTTTTTGCAGAAGAAGGAGATGAAAATGGACCATTATTTAGCAAAGATTATGATACTTATTATCATAATGGTTATAGTCCTGATGGTGAAAAATTAGATCTAGAATATGATTTATATTATTATCCTATATATAATCCAATAAGATGGTTTTATGGACCTTATAGATATGATAGACCTCATAGATGGCGTAGACATCATCCTAGACATCATCCTAGACATGTACCGCATGCTAGAAATGTACCACATCCTAGAAATATACCACATCCTAGACACCAATCACACGGATTTCCAAAAAAAAGATAGATGGAATAAAGTAGTTAAATTTGATAAACTTCCAAGAAATAATAAAAATAGTTTATCGCAGCAAAAACAGTCTGATTTATCAGGTGTTAGCAGTCGTTTATAAATTATTAAATTAAATTAATATTATGGCCACGTTTTTTGTCTATAAATTTTAGGTAAATTATCAATGTAGAATATTATACAACACCATAAGGTTGTGATAGAATATTCTTCAATATTAAATTTATTATAATATAATTGTTGTAATTCTGATATTTTTTGAAGTTCAATATCACTTGGAGGTTCATATAGGTAACAAATGTAAATACTATTTAATAAATTATCAGAATTAGAAACATTTAATTCTTTTAAAATTTTAATAACACATGTAATATTTTTAATATTTTTTAATTTTTTTCTAATTTTTTTAATTTTTAATAATTTATAATATTTTATATAAATTTTATATGCATTTGAATTTATATCCATTACGTTATATAATAAATAATATTTCATAGTAATCATAATTATAATTTACTATAAAAAAAATTTTAAATAATAAAAATAAAGTGTTTAAAGAATTTAAATTATTTAATTAATTATGGTACATTTTAAAATAGAAAAATTACAAAAGATACCTCAGCATGAACAAAGAAGTCCAGAATGGTTTGCTCAAAGATATAAAAAGTTGACATCAAGTGATGCTGCAACTGTTCTTGGAATAAATCCATATTCTAAACCACATGAACTTCTTTTTAAAAAATGCGGATATGACCCAAAACCATTTATAAGTAATATTGCAACTTTACATGGACAAAAATACGAAGATACCGCAATAGAATTATATTGTCGAATTACTGGTAAATTTAATTATAATTTTGGATGCATTTGTTATACCGATGTTCATAAAGAATTTTGTAATTATGATTCCAGATATGATTTTTTAGCAGGAAGTCCAGATGGAATTGCTGAATCTATATATAACCCAGATGAAGAACCTATTTTATTAGAAGTTAAATGTCCTTATAGACGACCTATAAAAGATGGATATATTCCAGAGTATTACTATCCACAAGTACAACTTAATTTATTTATATGTGATTTAAATATAGCAGATTTTATAGAATTTTGTCCTAAAACAAATAAATTAAATATTGTACGTATTTCAAAAGATTATAATTGGATAAATAAACATGTACCACTTCTAATTAATTTTTGGAATCAAGTTGTACATTACCGTGAGATTGGAATAGAATATCATGAAGAATATATTAAAAAAAAAGATAAAGAACTTGAAAGACAAAAAAAAAAACAAAAACAACAAGAAAGTAAAAATCAAAAAATACCAGTTTTGTTTGAAGATAAGTTAGTTAATTTAAATAATATACAGAAAAGATGTATAATAATAGATGAATGATAATAAATTTATTAAATTAAATTTACTAAGTTGAATTTACAAAAAATAAAATATTTAAAGACTGTAACCATTTATACTTAAAATGGGAATTAGAGGTCTCAATACATTTATAAAAAAAGTATGTCCAGAATGTATTACAACAAATAATATAAATAAATATAATGGGAAAATATTTGGAATAGATGCAAGTATATTACTATATAAATATAGACATATATCAAATATAGATGAAACATGTGTAAATTCTCATATTATTGGATTTTTAAATAGAATCAAGTATTATATTAATAATAAAATTACTCCAGTTTTTGTATTTGATGGTATTCCTCCAGAACAGAAAAAAATTACATTGAAAAAAAGACAATCTATTAAAAGAAAAATTTATGAAAAAATCGAAATATTACAGGATTTATGTCCTGAAAGTGATAGCGAAAAAAAAGAAATTCAAAAAGAAATTTATAATTTATCAAAGCAAGTTATTAATGTAACTAAATCACATGTTAATGAAATTAAAGAATTGTTAGATGTTCTTGGAATAAATTATTATGATGCGCCTGATGAAGCAGAAAAATATTGTGTTTTTTTACAGAAAAATAATATAATCGATTTTATAGTAACAGATGATACAGATGTTTTTACATTTGGGGGTGTAAATATATTAAAAAGTACAATTAAAAATGATTTAATAGAAACTGATATAGAAAAGTTTTTAGAAAAAATTGGTTATACAAGAGTAAAATTTATAGATTTTTGTATATTGTCTGGTTGCGACTATTTATCATATGTTCCAAATTTAGCAATTAATACTGTTTATACATTATTTAAAAAACTAAATACAATAGAAGATATTATAAATTTAAATAAATATACGTTTCCTGATGAATATAATAATGAAATTGAAAAAATACGTTTAATATTTTCAGTATTTGAATATGAAAAACCAAAACCTTTAAAATTCAAAATAATAAATAAAGAAGAAATTAAAAGTTATCTTGAAAAAATGAATATTAAAAATTCATTAAAGTTAGCAGAAAAATTTTTAAATTTAAAATATAATTAAAAAAAAAATAAAAATAAAAAAAAATAAAATAAAAATAAAATAATTAATTTTTTTTTTCTTTTGTATATATTATAATAAAATGGTTGATAGTTTAGCAATGTTTTTTGGCGCTAAAAAACGTAAAGTCAAACGTTCCCCTGCGCGCAAAGTAAAAAAATCCCACGGTTCTATTGTAGTAAAAGGTCGTGAACGTAAATTATTTAAAGGATCAAATGGTGGTCTATACTACAAAACTAAATCCGGACGTGCGTATGTTGATGCTAAATTTATTAGCAAACATTCTCCCAGACGTGCTCGTGCGTCACCAAAACGCCGCCGTGCGTCACCAAAACGCCGCCGTGCGTCACCAATGCGCAGAATGCGTCGTCATGCGTCACCAAAACGCCGCCGTGCGTCACCAAAACGTCGCCGTGCGTCACCAAAACGCCGCCGTGCGTCACCAATGCGCAGAATGCACCGTGTAAGATATGGTTACGGTCTAGGACAACCACCTCTAATTGATTTGATGGGTCCTGCTGGTCTAACTGTCATGCCAGTTCGTAATATGGCACCCCAACCTCCATTAAAAAACATGTAAAATAATATAAAGTAAGAAGTAATTATTTAAAATAAAATACTATAATTTTCTTTTTAAATTAAGAAATATACAGTATTTTATAATGCAGTTATAATTTTTTAAATTTTGATTAACTATTTATTGGTTTTTACTAACTTCAATATTCATAAAATCTTCAATTTGAATGTTTTCACTAATATTAAATAATGTTCTTTCAATTGTACGTAAACTATTTGGATGTGTTTTATCTGTTCTAACTAAAATTGGAATAAAATTATTCTTTTCTTTATCAAAGGTACACTCAACAATACATTCATTTTTATAATTATTTAATTGTTTTAATTTTCCAATAAATTCTTTCCCTTCTTCTATTTTTGAATGAATATTTGCAAATATATTAAGATTACCTAAATGAAATACATATGCCTCAAATCCAAAATCTGTTTCTTTTAGTAAAAAATCAAATGTATGTTTATTTTCAGGTTTCCATTTTAACATAGAATATTGTGTACCAGAAATAACTGGTAGATTTTCTGGCATGAAAATAATACCATCATTATTTTCAGATTTTTTATATACATCTTTAATAAAATCAGCAAAATTTTCAAATCGCAAAAATTCTTTTACTTTAATATTTAAAACATTATTTTCATTATTAATTAAAAAAGATTCTAAACAACATTTGGTATCACTTAATCGCATTGAATGACATAATTTATTAATTTTATTACCACACAAAATTAATGCGTCATGGACTACAAAATCCCATTTATTATCTACTGAATTATAAATAATTTCACCATCTAATAGCGTACCATTATATAATGTATCTTCTGCGTGAATTATTATATTATAAAAATTTAGTGCTCTGTTAATAATTATACATTGATTTTTGTCATGCTTATCTTTTATAAAATACATTAAAAATCTTACACCATCTAATTTTAAACTAATATTATATTTATATTCTGTGAGTTTAGAAAAATTTTTCTTTTCAATAGATACAGGTTGTGGAGCAGGAAATGTTAATTCATTCCCTTTTACATTATAATTAAAATTAATATTTTTAATTAAGTAATTAATAAATTGTTTATTTTTAATTGGTATTCCCTTAGGTGAATTTTTTTCAGATAAAATAATACTTTCTAAATCCATTTTATAATATATTATATATCATAAGTAAAAACTTTAAGTATTTTTAAAAATTGTTAAAAGTATTTAAGGTTTTATTTAAATTTAATTTAAATGCATTAATGCAAAAAACGAAATTTCACCTAATAAATAGTAAAGAATATATAGTAGGCATAAAAGAAAATGAATGTCATGAAATTACCGGTAAAACATTATTATTAATTGAATCTTTAATAGAATATTATTCAAAAAATATTAATATTTTGACTAATATTATTACACAAAAAAATATATTATCTTTAAGAATATTAGATTGGTTAGTAACGAATTATGCAAAAAAATATAATATTGTTTATACAATTACAAAAAATAACATTAATAAAAACTTTAATATTTATTTAGATTATAAAAATCAATTAAAAGCATATTCCAAAAAATACTTTGATCCCTTTTGTAGAAGAGAAAGAATAATGATAGATATTAAAGATTTTAGTTGGAAAATAATTAATAATTATAATAAAGAAAAATCAAATGAAAATTTATTAATAACAACAGTAGGACAATTAAATTTTTTTAAATGGTTTATAGAAAATAATGTTTTAAATTATGCAATTGAAAATATAGAACAAATTGATAAAGACATGATTGAAACTTTAAACAAAAGTAAAAAAGAAAATAAAAGAAAAGAATTATCAAAAAGTGCTTCTAAATGTATGTGTACATATGAATCCAAAATTATTGTTAATTTTGGATAATTACTGAATAAAAATATATTTAAGGATTAATAATAAATATACAATTAATAATGAATAACTTAATTAAATGGTTAAAAATCACTAATCAATTTAATAGTATTGATAGTAATGAAAAACCAAGTCATTTATTATTAAATGGATATAAATTATATGTTAAAGATGAAAATTTAGCAATATTTAATAAAAAATATGCTGAAACGATTGAAAACAATGATAAATTATATGTTGTAGAATGTAGAAAAAATATATTTAAATTATTTTTTGATTTAGATTTTTTACTTACACAAGAAAAATATGAAATAATAAAAACTAATATAAAAAATAATGAAGAAAATATATTTATTGAATTTATAAAAATAATAAATGATGTAATTTATGATTTTTTTCAAAAATATTATGATTGTATTGTTACTTCTGCGGATGAAAAAATGGTAAAAAAAATAATAAAAAATGAAGAAAATCCAGAAAAAATAGATAGTATAGAATTAATTAAAAAGGGATTTCATTTACATTTTCCTGATATTAAAACTAATAAAAATATTGCTTTAGAAATTAGAAAAAATTGCATCAGTAAATTAAATAAATATAAAAATATATTTGAAAATACAATAAGTGATATATTAGATGAACATGTTTTTATTAATAGTGGATTAAGATTAACAGGTTCAAGAAAAGGTCATTTTATTTCACAAACTAAAGAATTTGTAGATGAAGGTAGACCTTACAATTTATTATATACATTAAAACTAAATAATCACGATTTTGATATGTTTCAAGAGTTGAAAAAAGATTATTTATTATTAATTAATAAAACAAGCATAATAACAACAGAAGATTACATTACAAATATTAAAAATAATCCAAATATGGAATGTAATGATTATGAAGAAGAAAATAATTACAATGAAGATATAAATAATTTAAATAATAGTTCTTGGAAAAGATTATCAAAGCAAGATATAAGATATATTGAAATTTTAAGATTTTTTAATATATATGTTAAAGATTATACTACAAAAGATATAAAAAGAATTTTTTATTCAGATAATGAAAGTGTATATATATTATGTAGTCAAAGTAAATATTGTACAAATATTAGCAAAAATCATAATTCAGAACATATATATTTTAAATTAAATAAAGATGGAATATGCCAAAAATGTTTTTGCAGATGTGATACAATGGAAGGAAGAAAACATGGATATTGTAAAGATTATGAAAGTGAATATTTACCATGTACACCACAATTAAGAAAAGTTTTAAATTTTAAAGAAACTAAAATTGATAAAACTAAAATACTTAAAAATAATAAAATTAATGATGATATTAATATAAATAGTTTATTTGATAATTTAAGAATGGAATGGTATAATCAATTTACCAATAAAGAAAAATTACCTTCCAAAAAAAAAAATAATAAAAAACTTTAATTATAAAAATATACGAACAATAACAAAAATAATAGCAATTAAAATAGCAGATATTAATAATCCTGCTGTATTTAAACAATTATTTTCATTTGTTACAAAAGGAATTTTACTTAAATTATTTTTATAAAAACTTGTTGAAAAAATAATAAACAAAATTGAAATAATAAAAATTTCTTGTAAAGTATCATTATTTTTTAATTTTTTTAATTTGTCAAAAAAAGAGACTGATTTTTGTTTTGAAGATACATGTTGTTTTTGCTGCATTGCTTGCTGTTGCATTGCTTGCTGTTGCATTGCTTGCTGTTGCATTGCTTGCTGTTGCATTGCTTGCTGTTGCATTGCTCTTTGTTGTAACATTGCAATTTGTTCTGAAGAGGGTTGATTTTGTTGCATTCCAGGACCGTTAGGACCGTTAGGACCGTTAGGACCGTTAGGACCGTTAGGACCCATAGGACCGTTATTTATTAGTCCTTGAGGTCCTTGAGGTCCTTGAGGTCCTGAAGGTCCTGAAGGTCTAAATTTTTCAATTGAATCTTCATATTCATTATCATTATCAGTCATATTATAATAAAAATAAAATAGATAATTTTTAATTTTTATTACGCAAAAAAAAAACTTATTATTTTTTTTTTAATTCGGTAATTTTTTTTAATTTTTTTTTCTTTTCTATATATTATAAATAAAACATGGGAGGAGGTTTAATGCAGCTTGTTGCTTACGGTGCCCAAGATATATATCTTACAGGCAATCCGCAAATAACTTTTTTTAAAGTAGTTTATCGTCGCCACACAAATTTTGCGATGGAAAATATTCAACAAACATTCTCAGGTAATCCATCATTTGGTCAACGTGCTACTGCTATTGTATCACGTAATGGTGATTTAATTAACTCTGCTTACTTAAATGTACAATTACCCTCTCTATCTGATGGAAATTGGTACTTTGTAAATCAAACTTCACCATCACCATCACCAGGTCAAAATACTTACCAATTATGCTGGACTAACTATGTTGGTCTTGCTTTAATTCAATATGTAACAGTTGAAATTGGTGGTCAAGAAATTGATAAACATTATGGTTTCTGGATGTACGTATGGCAAGAACTAACAATGACATCAGAAAAAGCACAAGGTTACAAACGCATGGTAGGTGGTAATGATGCTGCGGGTTGGTTACTACTTGGAAATGCTTTAGAAGCACAAGAACTACACGTACCACTTGATTTCTGGTTCAATATTAATGCTGGTCTATCACTACCATTAATTGCTCTACAATACCACGAAGTTCGATTTGTATTCCAATTCCGTGATCTAAAAGATTTAGTTGTTCTAATTGATGGCAATGGTAATCATGTTCCAGTAACAGAATGGGCTATTAGAGCACCAACTGTACCAGCGCCATTAATTGAACTTTTCATTGATTATATCTACCTAGACACAGATGAACGTCGTCGCTTTGCTCAAATGTCACACGAATATCTAATTGAACAAGTTCAACACAATGAAACATCAGTTGATTTAACCAAAGCCGGTGTTGTATCTCAACGTCTAACATTCAATCACCCATGTAAAGAACTAGTATGGTTTTTCCAACGTCAAGATAACTTAGAAAATAATGATTGGTTCAACTTTGCTAATGCAACACCAGGTAATGAAAAACTTGGTTCTGATATGATGACAAGTGCTGTTCTACGTCTAAATGGTCACTACCGCTTTAACCCTGCTCGTGGTCCACTATTCTTCCGTCAATGGCAACCATTCATTCATCATACACGTATTCCAGACTCCAACTTATATCTATACTCATTTGCTCTACGCCCAGAAGAACATCAACCATCAGGCACATGCAATTTCTCACGCATTGATAATACCATTCTCGAATTCCAACTTGATACCCGCGCTCAAACACAATCACCAGTTATACCAAATCAATACTTCCCCAACGGTAACTCTGCTCTAATGACTGTATACGCTCGTAACTACAATGTTCTACGTATTATGAGTGGCATGGGCGGCCTCGCGTATTCGAACTAAAAGTAATGGATAGATAATTTCTATCCTTTAGTAAATATACTTAAAGGTATAATATATATATATAATATTATAAAAAAAAATGAATAAAGGTATCACATATAATATTAAAAACTCAACCATAATTTTTTATAATATTATTTATAAATTCGATTATGAACAAATTGATTTAATCTTAAATAGTGGTATAAATTTTAAATTATACAATAACATTTATATATCATATAATAACACTCATTCAAAAAATATTACCATTTTAGAGTTTTTATTTAATTTTAAACAAAATAATGTTT